AGCCACCAAATATTTTACCCTGCGGATTACAATCGCTGGGCATTGTCATAATCTGAAGAACAACTTTTCTTTCACTCATATCATAATCCTATGCCAGTATCTTGCTATGATATCTTCACAGTCTTTATCTGTGTAATGATCAGGAAGAGGGTGTCCTTTGATTCGAAGCCATATGTCATTAGCAACTTCCCTAGCATTCATAATCAACCAGCTCTTCCTTTCCAAAAATGTACACTCCAATAATGTTTTTGAGTGTATTCAGTTTTCTTTTCATAACCTTCGGTCACTTTGTATATCTTAGTCCCATCACCATCATACTCCCAACAACGCCAAGTTGGATTAAGGTGTTGAACTGGACCCGATGCTGTGTTAGCCGATTGCACGCATCCTCTCCACTAATCTTTCGGCGCGAGCACCGACTTGACGATACCAACGTGAGTCGACCATTTCATCAGCTGCACGATTCCAATCTTCAGAGTCAACACCAGCTTTCATACCTTTGAATGCAGATAAACGTGGACGACCAAGATTGAACATCATGTTTGCGATTATTTGTTGAGCTTCTTCCGGCAAATCGTCGAAGTTCGGATATAAGACGGTGCACTCAGACACCACTGTTTGGACATCCTGTTCGAAGGCTTCAATGACTCGATCGTTTTCCACTGCGGTCCCGATGGGGGAACCGTGCTCGGGGTCGTCTTCGGTAATAAGATGACCAATCCCAAAAGTAGGATAGCCAAGATGGTCATTGTATATTTCGTGAACAACTCCTTCATCGATTTCAAGCTGCTCTCTAAGTTTTTGTAAATCCATTTATATACTCCCATTGAAAATAAATGGGGGGACTTTTGCCCCCCCATCTTTACTACTCAGCAAGAAACTCAGCTTCGCTCTTGTTTTCGCCACCATTGGCTTTCCCATTAATGGGTATGATGCGAGGCTTCTTTTCTTCTGGAACAACTCGTTCAAGATCAATCGTGAGCATGCCGTTTTTCATTTCGGCACCTTTAACGATGATGTCATCCGCGATTGTGAATTTGCGAGTGAACTTCTTGAACGACATTCCTTTGTGCAGGAATGACCCAGCACCTTCCACGTCGATCCCCTCATAGGTGGAGCGAACAGTGATCACGCCATCGGAGACTTCAACTTCCAGATCACTTTCTGAAAGTCCAGCTACAGCAAGGTCTATGGAGAAATTAGTTTCATCCACTTTGCGAATGTTATAGGGTGGGAACCCTGTCGATTGTGTTTGGTGTTGAGCATAATCGCAGAGTCTATCGAACATCCGATCAAAGCCGACCGCATATGGGGTGAGACGATTTAAGTCAAAGGGTGTGAGTGCGTTTGTATTGATAACCATGTTATCCTCCTATTAAGCAAGAATGTTAAGTGTGACCCATTCGGCATCACACATACAGTATATAGTATTCTTACTCTATTTAAAGGGATTTCTCAATAATATTTTTGAGATCTGGTAATCTAAAGTTCGGACCTTTCATAACCTTTCCATCTTCGCGATAGATAGGTTTGCCATCATCACCGAGTTTGCTCATGTTACTGACATGAACTTCGCGGAACGTGCTATTCAAGTCAATGCCAAATGCATGACCAGCACCATAAACAACATACAGCAAATCAGACAAGGCATCAGCAACCTCGACAATATCTTTCTTGAGGCATGCTTCTTGTAGTTCATGCAACTCTTCCTCGATTAAATCAACACGCAACTTAACTGTATCGCTGTCAGGGAACTCTGCTTCTTTTTTTACTTCTTGACCAAACGCATTCATGAATATACCAACTTTGTCGAAGTTGGTTCTGTCACTAAAATATCCCATTATCTATTCTCGCTTTTTGCCAATGTTATATTTGGATTCTAAGATCCACTCATCCTTCTCTTTGTGAGAAAGAATCTTCACATGTGATATGGGAGCCATATTACGCTCAACCAAATCACGATTCAATAAAGTTACCAATCCCCACTGATCTAGCAAGTTTGCTATGGTATTTCTTCGTGCTTCATCGTCTTCAGAAAAGTTAGATGGCTTGCCATCAAGTGCGAAGAGCTCTTTGAAGTGCACAATAAAATATCTTTTTTGTTTGTGTAAGATGTGACAGGACTGATATAGTTTCCTGTCTTTGCGGGAAGCGATACCAATACGTGTGAGAGTTTCTCGAACTTTGAGAAAATCTTCGTCTTGCTTTAGCGCGACCTCAACCATTTCATCTAGATTTACCATCTCGTCCACCCTTTATCAATTTCTCTTTTATCACGTCAAGTTGATCCTGAGTGAGAACTGAGAGGGCAGTTTCGGCTTTCACTCGACTGTAACTATAATATTCCATCACAGCTTCCAAGTCTTCATTTTGTACAGGCTTTACCCACTTAGCAAAACGCTTCATTGGTCTAAGAGTATTTATAAAAAAATCGAACTGTAATAGCTTGTCGAGGTCGGGGTATTGGTTCATCTCATTCGCATAGGGAACACAATCTATGTGATACGAAAGAGCACGATTGGTTAGAAATGGTTCGTACGACTTTTCAGCCAACTCATCATTGTCTGTGCCACGCATCAAATCTTTCTTAGAAAATGATACAGCACTCACATAATCAAATGGTTTCATCACAAACTCTTTGCCTTAATCCCGAAGTGCTCCAATCATGCCTTCGCTTATTGAAATACAATGGGATATCTAAATCTTTTCCTGTAAAGTTTTTTCCCATGTAATCCTCACCTATGATTCTAACATCAATGGGTAAATGCTGCATGAGAGAAAGTAGTTCAGCTTCAGTTGCATATGGTATAATCTCATCAACATATTTTACTGCTGACAACTGTATATATCTTTCCATGTAACTCTGAACTGGTTTGTTTTTTTCAGGACGATCTAAAGTAGGATCTGTTTGTAATGCACAAATCAAGTGTTCACACACATGTTTCGCTTCTTTGAGCATAAGTATATGCCCAGCATGTAATAAGTCAAAAGAACTTGCTGTAAATCCTACTTTCATTTATGACCTCTCGATCCATCAAATACACATACGAAATAACAACCATTTTCACCAGCATGGACACGATGAAAGACACCGTCATGTATTAGAACAATATCTCCTGCTTTCACATCACGATTCTTACCATCTAACTCTATGACACCATCGCCTCTGACGAACTGATATATTTCCTCTTGACCAGGATGCTTGTGACCAGTTGTACTTTTGTTAGGTTTCAAATCTGTGCTACTGAGAACGAGGTTGTTGAGTTCGCTGTTATCCTTAACAGCGTATCGTTCATCACACTTTACGATTTCACCGCCGATATCATCAATGTTGATCATTTAGTAAACTCACAATCTACCATGATTTGCGTGAAGCACGCTGCTAGATTTATCTCTTGATCCACAACAAACGCAGACTTGTATTGATAGTCTGCAAGGATAAGAACGATTTGCGGGATACTACCCTGCTCAAGAAAGTCATGAGCCGAATCATACAGCTTACGGAAAAGAACATTGACATCCTGCTCACTGTTTGAACCGATCCACTTGCGCATAGTTTTGAAATCTTTGTTACGCAACGCATCGACCAAACCTGTGATATCTACATCACTAACATGAGCAAGGATACCAGAGTCAATGTTTCCTGTAGAACCATATCGCTGAAGCTCGTTCAACACACGACGCCAGTCGGGGAAGTATTTCATAAGAACTTCCGCGACAACTTTCTTATCGTATGTTATTCCCTCTTGATCAAGAACCCAACAAGCACGTTCCAAAAAGGTCCCAGCCAGCTTGGCTTTTTCTTTCCCTGTGATTTTGAAATCAACAACTGAACATCGCGAATGAAGAGGAGAGATTATGCGATTTTTAAAGTTGCAGGTTAGAATGAAGCCACAGTTATTAGAGAACTCCTCCATAAAGTTTCGGAGAGCTGGCTGGGTTGAGTTGGGGTTGAGATAATCAGCCTCGTCGAGAATGACATACTTCCTACCCTGAGTGAACGACACTGTACCAGCAAAGTTACGAATGTCGTGTCTCAGTGTATCAATATTTCCATTCATCGAGCCATTGATGATTATAGAATCAGCATCAAGCTCATCAAGCATGGCGCGAGCCACAGTTGTTTTGCCGATACCTGCCCCACCAGAGAGGAGAAGATTGGGCACGTTCTTGTCATCAACAAACTTCTGAAATGTATCTTTCAGACCTTTAGGAAGAACACAGTCAGAAATTTTACTCGGACGATATTTCTCAACCCAGAGAAAATCTTCACGCATCACATCACCATAATATAAAGTTCAAAATCAGGATTCAAATTTAGAGGAAGTCTCAGTTGCAATCCAGTATTGTATTTCACCATCCTCAGTTTTCCAATGCGAGATACCTTTTGCTGAGATATCTACATTGTAATCTCGAGGAAGAATCTTGAGATTTTCGACTTTGAAAATCATCATGAATGTATTAGAAGTATCACCGACAGGCATTTCAAATCGGTTTGATCCTTGGTTGCGGGAATCAACTGCAGTCAGATACGCAACACCGTCACGACCAACCAAAGCAACCTCAGGGAGATCAAGTATGCCAGCCATTTTCAACGCACTTGACATTGCTTTCTCTTCAATTTTGATAGACACCTCAACCGAAGGAAGTGTGATATCTTTTTCGGGAGCAGAGATAATGTTTTCTACAGCAGCATACGTCAAGTGAGCTGTACCACCAGATCCATTACTGATAGACAAACTCTTCTCACTGAAGTTGATATCAGGATCTTCAAATGCTTGAAACGTCGAAAGAAACTGATTCATGTCAAAGATTGCAAACTCCTGAGGAAACTCCTCGGAAACATTCACCTGAGCAAGAACACTCTTTTGAGGTGAAACAGTTCGCAGTGTTTTGCCTTTCTTGAACAGTAACGACATATTGATTGTCGCAAAGTTCTTCAAGACTTCACTGGTTTCTTTTGAAATTTTCATAATGTAGCTTTTCCTTATTTTGATTCATAAAGTTTACGAGTTAGAGCAAGGACTTCCTCTGTCGTATTTTTCTTGACATCAGAAACCATCTTTTGAAGAACCTCTCCCTCGGTAGGAACCAAACGCAGCCTTCGTTTTTCTAACTCGGCTTTGTATTCTGGATCTTTGTTCATTTTACTATATGCTTGCCGTAAAGCAAGGGAAATTTGAGGGTCAACTCCAGGGGGAAGAGCAAGACCTCGACCGAATAATCCAGGAGAACTTATAAGACGAACAACATCCATATATTTTTTAGGAGCAATATCAGAAAGAAGTGGAACACTTGGAAGATCCGGATCTTTCATCAGACCAACTTGAACAAAACGAGATGCAAACGGTTTATCTCCTTTGAACCATTGCGGAACCTTTGACTTGTACGTCATCCAGTTGAAAAAAGCAGTATCAAGCTCACCTCTTTCAATTGCAGCAAGAGTTCTGCTTGATCCCTTATATCCAACAACGAGCTTAACTGGAAGATCAAGAACCTCTGCTGTAATTTTTGCAGTGAGATATGCTGCACCGAGTTTGGTGTTATCACCAGAAATCGGTGTTAGATTTCGTTTTTTCCAATCTTCGAGACTTTTAACTTTACGAGAAACACCAATCATATTAGTTTGATTAGAAGAACCAAGCCAATACATTTTTTCTGCATCGTATCTGGTTCGTTTCGGATGAAGTAATTGATTCAAAACAGCAGTCTGAAGAGGAACAACCATTACATATCCATTTTTGGGAGCAATGTTATAAATCCAATTCATTGCTTTATTTCCACCACGTCCCTTCATATTTTGAACAATTATAGTTGGATTTGATGGAATGTATTTGTTTAAGTGTCGTGCCATAACACGAGCATATTTGTCATATGAACCACCAACACCATAAGGAACGACAATTGTCAACGTCCTATCTTTAAAGTGGTTTTCAATATCTGCCTTAGCACTCGTTACTAAAGCAAATGCTGCAATTAGTACCGAAAAAAATAATTTCATTTGTTTTTCCTTTCTTTATCCAAGATCTTTACCAATCATGCTCGGATCGACTGTTGCTGTTGCACCAATCTGAGCAAGATCAATTAGAGAGCCACCAAACACATAAGTGCCAGTGTGTTCAAGTTTCATCCATGGGCACATCCATACTTTGATACCAATCTTCCGCGACCACTGACAAAACATATAATCTTCTGAAAGATACCTCTTAGACTCTTCGTCGATCAGAGCCTGGAAGTACATCATAATCTCGCGTGTACCATCGAAGTTTTTTGTGCGAGCATGATCAGGAAGATAGCTGTACTCAGGATATGCCTCTTTGAATTTTTCAAAAGCACTGCGACGAACACACATGAAACCAGTGCCACCTTCTAACACCTCAACTGGTTCATCGAGACGAATCTCTGTGTCGCCATTAACAGGATTGAAAACATAATCGCCAACGAACTTCTCGAGCTTGTTTGGATTTTCATCTGCGAAACCTTTGTCGACTGCACGCTTGATCTTTTCCCAGGCAATGCACTTCTTAGGATATGGACCGCATACTATTTCGCGATCATTTTCCTCACCCTCAAATCCAGACATAACAGTTAGAGCGATCACATCGTTTGGATCAAACCCAATATCTGAATCAATAAAAACTAAATGAGTGCAATCACTGCGAAGAAACTCATCAACAAGATAGTTCCTTGCTCGTGTGATTAAA